GTCCTACGGAACCAACCCCTGCAGCGAAATCATCCTGCGACCCTACCAGTTCTGCAATCTTACAGAAGTTGTTGTCCGAGCGACAGACACAGTTGAAACGCTTGAGCAAAAAGTAAAGTTGGCTACCATTCTAGGGACTATCCAAAGCACATACACACACTTCCCGTATCTTCGTAAAATCTGGCAAAAGAATACAGAAGAAGAACGTTTGCTTGGTGTGTCTCTGACAGGCATCATGGATAACCCCTTGATGACTACAAAGAATGGCGGATTGGAGAAGACACTTGCTCATCTTAAGTCTATCGCTGTTGCTACTAATGCTGAGTGGGCTGCTCGCCTTGGCGTCCCTGTCAGTGCTGCTATCACTTGCGTTAAGCCTTCTGGTACAGTATCTCAGCTCGTTGACAGTGCCTCTGGTATTCATGCTCGTCACTCTGAGTATTATATTCGTACTGTTCGTGGCGACACTAAAGACCCGCTGACACAGTTCATGAAGGATCAGGGCATCCCCTCTGAGCCTTGCGTGATGAAGCCAGACACCACAGTGGTGTTCTCGTTCCCTGTGAAGGCACCTACAGGCGCTGTGATTACCTCTGACCTGACTGCCATCGAACAGTTGGAGACGTGGCTGGCCTATCAGCGTGCATGGTGTGAGCATAAGCCTAGTGTGACTATCAACGTTCGTGCTAGTGAGTGGTTTGAGGTTGGTGCCTTTGTCTACAAACACTTTGACGAAATGTCTGGGGTATCTTTCCTGCCCTACAATGAGCATACATATCAACAAGCACCGTATCAAGAGATTGACAAGGATGCCTATGATGTGGCACTATTGGGTATGCCGAAGCAGATTGACTGGGCTAAGTTGTCCGAGTACGAAGCTGAAGATAATACAGTAGGGACACAAACTTTTGCTTGTGTTGGTTCTTGCGAGATTGTAGATATGACATAAAAGATACCGCTCCTAGCTCAACTGGATAGAGCAGCTGACTTCTAATCAGCAGGTTTCAGGTTCGATTCCTGAGGAGCGGACCAAAGTGCGCCGCCTTGGTAACAAGGTCTGTCCTGAATGTTTACAGGATATGTGGGTTGATCGCCACAGAGGCAGTTTAGCGACGATGGGACTCACGCTTCGGCACTCCCAGTGTATGGCCACACAGTCGTGAAGCACCTGAGCAAGTGTCTAAAAGGCTCTTTATCAATCTAAGGGAGATAGTATGACTAAGGAAAGTACACTGCCAGATTTTAACCCAAGTGGCTCTGTCCAAGTGCAGATAATTAAAGCTATTACAGAAGAGTTACTTAACTACATCCGTGATAATGTCCCTGACAACCGAGAGCGAAGTATTGCACTAACTAACTATGAGCAGGCAGCTATGTGGGCAGTCAAGGCCAATTTTACCTAACTAAAAGCACCTGAGCAAGTGTCTAAAAGGCTCAACCAACAACACACAGGGGAAAAAGATGTGGACAGTAATCTCCCAAGACAACTGCAAGTTCTGTATGGATGCAATCAATGAACTAGAGAAACAAGGTCAGAAGTATGCAGTAATCAACATTAAAGATGAGAACTACTTGTGGCTACGGTCAATGATTAAGCTGGCTGGGCTACGGACAGTGCCTCAAATCTTTACACCTAACGGCACCCACATAGGTGGACAAGACAATCTTTTCCGCCATTTTTACGATTAAGGGAGAACCCAGTGGCATCGCCAAGTAAGCCAAGAACTAAGCGAGAGACGACCTACAAGAACGCAGCAAGTAAGCCTAAATCCGGGCTTGTCGCTAAGACCACTAAGCAGCAGGACTTGATTGATGCACTAAGGTCTAGCAGACAGGTATTTATTCTTGGCCCTGCCGGTACAGGTAAGACTTACGTTACTGCCACCTTTGCTGCTGATCTGTACATAACTAAGCAGATTGACAAGATCGTCATCACACGACCTCATGTCGCTGTCGGTAAAGAGTTGGGATACCTCAAGGGTGACCTTAACGAGAAGACTATGCCTTGGGCCTTGCCTGTTCTTGATGTATTAGAGAAGCATCTGGGCAAAGGTACAGTAGAGACTGCTATCAAGAACGGCAATATCGAGATGGCTCCTCTGGCCCTCATGCGAGGTCGATCCTTCGAGAGTGCTTTCATCATCGTTGATGAGACCCAGAACACTACCACCCACGAACTTAAGATGTTGTTGACACGGGTAGGAGAAGGTAGTACTATTGTCCTGAACGGAGATGTACAGCAGAGTGATCTTAAAGAAGCGGATGGTCTGACAAAGGTTATCCACCTAGCTAAGAAGCACATGCTGCCTGTACCTATTATTGAGTTTGGCGTAGAAGATATTATCAGATCAGATATCACAGCAATGTGGGTAAAAGTCTTCATGGCGGAGAAGTTATAGTATGGCTAAATGGAATTTAGGGGTAGACAAGATGAGTTACGTTCGCGCAAAGGTTCTAGACGGTGGCTTCAACATCGACAGAGGTTCTTGGCCTGCAGATATGGTAGGTTGGGCAGAGGTTGGTAAAAGCAAAGTCTATAATGACGTTTTCACAGATTACTGGCATCACAAGTGGGTGGCGACAGAACCTCGTGTGGAGTTTGAGACGAAAGAGGAGTGCATGGAGTGGCTAGAAGACTTTAACGCTTATGAAGCCTCCGACCTACAAGACAACGTAAATAATCCTGCACACTACGGTCAGGGTCAGATTGAGGCAATTGATTATATCTCTGACTTCCTTACACCAGATGAATATCAGGGTTACCTCCGTGGGAACATCGCTAAGTATCTGCACCGCTGGCCTTATAAGAATGGTTCAGAAGACCTCAAGAAGGCAGCTTGGTACTTGGACCGACTTATAAACGAAGCAGAGAGGGAAGATATGTGATTACAGCAGTAGCACTAATGTGTGCAATAAACAGTCCAAGTGTTTGTCAGGCTATCCATAAGGCAGACTTCTTCAGGACTGTAGAGGAATGTGAAGAGGACATCGGTAATGCTATTATGTACGTTGAAAGCCAAGGGATGTACCTAAGGGATTATCGTTGTCTTGTATGGGGGGAATCTGTGTGACATGCCACGACCAAAGAAGCAAGTAACAATCGTTAAGCCAAGTCTTGAACAAGAGGCAAAGGCCTTCCGAGAGATAAAAAATCCCCCATCTAAACCAAAGCCTATGACTTCTAGAATATACCTAACTGGTCAAGCCATGTCAGGTCTTCTAGCAAGAACACAAGGTCCGGTTCGGATGGAGGATATTAAGAGAGAAGCAGAAGCTTGGGCAGACTTTATGCTCAAGGACTGATACTTAAGGGGCTACCTTCGGGTGGCCCTTTTGTTATCTTAGGTTGAGGATGTCACCAGCTTCACCACGGAAGATCGTATCAAACTCTTCTAGCAGGAAGTCTACCTTCTTCAAAGTCTCGTAAGAGTCTTCTCTCTGAAGTATCTCTTCAAGACTGCCCTCACCCATAAAGTCGAGTATCTTAGATACCTGCCCTTTGTTTTTACCAGACAGAACTCTGAACAGATCAAGAGACTTTGGTACAGCCCCACCTTTCATCTGTTCAACAACGGTAACAGAGACACGCTCTCTTATCTGAGCGATAGCATCCTCTTTATCCTCCTGAGAAAGGGAGAAGAAGTTAGGGTTGTTTCTCAGTGCCTGTGTAGCATAAAACTCAAACAAAGGTGCTGCCATAGCATCCATCGTATTCTTTACCTCTGGTGGTACTTGGAAGCGTACAGCATTCCACTTGGAGATACCAGTAGCATTAAGCATACGCTCGTACAGTACAGGCTCATTAGACCCCCTGACACCTAGGATAAGCTTACCTGCATCTGTACCCTCCATACGACCACCAGTAGCTGTAGCACGTACGGGTAGAGTGTCTGCAATGCCAGTGATGTTGTCGATGTACCTCAAGGCACTGTAGAGGTTACCCGGACCCTGTCTCAAGTCTGGGTTCATGTTGCCATCAGTAAGCAAGCCGTAGAGCTGGTCGATAGGCTCCAGTGGGCGTGTAGCACCTTGGATAATCCTTGCAGGAAATGCGGACATAATGCTCCCAATCTCCGCAAGGTCACCATTCTGTAGTGCGTTCGCAGCACTCATAACAGATCGTGTAATGTCATCCACATCACGGACAACCTGACCACCCGTCTGAACACCGATCTGAGACCAGACATCTGCAGGGATACGACCAAGGAAGCCTTCAATCTCCTTGGGGTCACTCATGGTAACCAAGTCCATCAAAGGTCTTCCGTCAAGTCCATGAGCAATAGCCTGAGCAATTACCTGCACACCTGCATTAAAGCCATCGTACTGGGTATCTTCTATACTACCATCAGCCTTGAAGTGCTGGTTGTAAGAGTAACCTTGCTCAACCTTGTCTTTAGCACCCATGACAGAACCTACACCATGGTAGGCAACAGCTATAGCACCCCAACCAGCAACAGCTTTACCCAGAGCCTCAGCACCCTCTTCTGTCACAAAG